CTTAGCGTATTCACCAGCGTTGCGGTATGAAGCAACTGGTGCTGCAACAGGGGCTGGGGTTGAGATCGTTGCGATTTCACGACGAAGTTCTGCAACTTCATCCTGAACCGAGCGAACGTCAAGTTCGATGTTGTTTTCCAACTCGGACTCACTTTCTTTAATGATTTCAGGTTCGGAAGGGGATTCTTCTCGAACTTCGGTGATACTTGCACCTGCGTATGCAGGAAAAGGCACGACAGAAACTTCCTTTAGGGAAACTTTTGTGCGTGTAATCGTTGAGCCGTCTTGTTCCTGAGAAACAGGGATGAAGCCCACCGAAAATTTGTTTAGTGCACCATCACGCATAAGCGTGAGCACATCGTTGCCAAGACTGGTTTCAGAAACCTTTGCAGTGATCTCATAACCACCTTCAGTGTCACGACCAGCAACAACAACACCGATTGGTGTTTCGTGGCCGTAAAACAACTTGACATCTTCAACAGAGTCAATAGCACCAGGTGCAAATCGTTCTACATAAGAACCACCAATGTTGGCGTCTTGACCATAAGGAACAGCCAAACCAGTAATGGTTCGCTCTTCCAGGTTCTCAAGGCGTAGCTCTAATGAGCGAGTTTCAATGTTAGACATTTAGACCTTCTTTGTTAGCGGCATACTCTGGAGTGATAATGCCGGCGGAAATTGCGTCTTCCCACATCTTTAGGCGGTCAGACTTGGATAAGACTAGATCTTCCCATTGGAACTCAACACGAGTGCCACGTGGTAGACAGTTGGACAGTGCGTCTTGAATTGGGCGAGTGTAAGCCTGAATAGTTTCACGGAAGAAAGCAGATTCTTCATCAACTAGGTTGCTGTAAGTGTCGCTAGTGCCGTCAACACCGGTCACCAATTTGCGTGGTGGAATACCAAACATACGAGCGATTTGCTGAACAGCCTGTGCAGACACTTCAGTAAACAAAGCTTCAGAAGGCTTTAGAGCGATTTGCTGGTATTCAAAACCATTACCAAGAACAGCAATTTGGCGGCTGGCTTGTTTAGCGTTCCAGTTGTTGGTGATGGTGTTGGCGTCGTCTGGAGTAATCTCTTTACCAGTCTTTAGAACACCGGTAGGAACACCAGACTGGCTAAACCAATTCGCCTGGTAGTCACGCAAGTCCAAAGCACCAGCAATGTCCTTAGAGCAAGTTTCAATCGGGCTTGGGCCTTTAGGTAAACCAACCTTTGGAAACAACTGCAAGTGTTCAATTTCGTTGTTGTTGTAACTCTTACCCATGTAGCTAAATACTTTTGGCGAGTTGATGTCTAGGTTTAGGTAAGTGACAGTGACCGAAGTTGATGGTAGCTGCACAACATCGTTTATACGACCAGCCGAGTCATAAGACTTGAACCAGAAAGCGTTTCCGTAAAGTGCTAGATCGGTTGTGGTGGAGTAGATGAACTCACGACGCTTTTCCCGAAGGCTTGGGTTGTTTACAAACGCTGGGTTTTCAATAATCATTTCCATGCCGGTCGCATAGCGTTTGGTTTGGATACCCAAGTTGGAAGTAGTGGTGGCAAGTATCTGAACGCTTCGCCAGACCGCAGTGAGCGTTAGAGCAGTTTCGGGCGTGGCCAGAGTCGTTGAGCGAGAAGGAATGACGGGCGTTACAGCCCTTACTTCGGGTGATTTAAAAATGCGTTGCCAGATACTTGCCATCGTTCTTAATGATAATGATTATCAAAGACATTATGTCAAGTAAATCGGCGTGTCTAGAAAACTCCGATACTTGGGGCTTTTTCAATGTTTGCCACATAGACAGCCAGAATCGTAGCAAGAACCGAGTCAATGTCCCCTAGAGAAGCCTTGCGTGACAGATACCAATTCTCGCCAACATACCTGGCAACACCACGTGGCATTTGAGCGATAAGCAACGGATCGTTATTGTGTTCAATCTTGCCCTGCTGCAATAAAGCAAAAGTTGTAGAACAAGCAGCTGCAACTTCCTTAGACCACAGTTGCCACAAAGGGTAACTAGCGTTCTTCAAACGCTTCTGCAGACTCGGCATCGAGTTCCCATCAATCACAATGGCAGAACAACCATGCTTCTTATAAAGAGTCGTCAGCAAGTCATACAAACGATTCTCAGAAGGGTTCACCAAACTAGCAACCAACTCGGTTTCAATCTTGTCGCCATTCTTCTTAGCGGCAGCAATAGTTCCAAAGTCCAACTTGGCATTCACCGACACAGACAACACAGCACCAGACAAGTCACCAATACCATGACCAGCGTTCGCATGGAACACCGGCATTGGTAGCCAAGACTCACTCACGCCCGAAATGAATTGATTCAGTCGGTAGCGTCTAGCTTCATGTTCAGGGATAGTCGCCAAGTCACCCAAGACTCGTTCCAAAGGAATACGGCCACACTCAACAGCAGGGTTACTAGCCAAAATAGCGTCACCATCAATCTCAGACCCTTCAGGTGCTTCCCAACAAAAGAAACCAAAGCGTTCCAAAGCAGGGTCACCATTCACAGAGCGTTCACCCTGTTTGTAGAGATCGATAAGAGTTTCCGAAGTGGCGTCACCAGCGGTAGTAATACCGATAACGATTCCATCAGGTGATGCGGCGGTTCCCTGAACCACAGCAGTCCACATACCCTTCTTCCAAATGTGTAGCTCATCAGCCAACACAGTATCCACACGCAAACCCTGTAGTGATGACTCTTTAGCAGGTCGAACGTCATACCTGGACAAACCATCAGCAGACACAATACCCCTGCGTTCAGTAGTCTTTTTAAACATCTCTTTCAACTCGGGGTTGCCCATAATGGTTTGCAAAACACGAGAGTAAATGACCATCGCCTGTTCGGTGTTGGATGCCAAAGACAAAGACTGTCCATTACGCATGGCTACGCCCCAAAGACCAAGTATGGCCCCAATCAATGACTTACCCGATTGGCGTGGAACAGACACCACACACGATCGGTAACGGAGTCGCCCAGCAAGGTCAGGGTTAGGATGGTCGGTTGGGTATCGCTCTAGCAAGTGCCTAAGCAACCACACCTGCCACTCATCGAGCTTGATTCCGTCAGGGTTGTCCATGTCACGATAAGCCAAGTCAATCACCTGGAGAAGCCTGTCGGCGTCGGTGTCGAAGTTGTCAGATAGTGGCTTAGTCCACCGAGCAGGGTAGAGCATTATCGCTTGAGCAACTCCCGAAGCGGGTTTACTTCCACAGGCTTACCAATCATGGCTTTCAACTCGTTGATTGTTTTGCGAAGTTCACCGGCGGTGCTGGTTTCGCCCTTGTCGTCATAACGAGCGGCCAAAGCAAGCGCAAGGTCGGCATGAACCTGAGTTTCCACATCAAGCTGCAATGTATCAATCCAGTTCTTAGTTGTTTCTAAAAGCATTGGGTTCTTTCTTGGTAGGTTCAGTTTCAAACTTTAGTCTTGTTGCGTAAAAAAGAGAGTTGCTGTGCGGGGTGAAACAGTGACTCTCAGAAAAAACTGAGAGCCATTTTTATTGTTTATTTATTTATTTTTGAATGCGAAGCACCTGATGTAGTTGATTAGTGTGCGCCACTCGTGCCATAACATCAGCGAGAGTGGTGTGCTGGTAGCCCTGTGTCTACCCTTGCTACCTATGCGAACCATCTAGGGTTTCTCCAATCTGTGCGGATCATGTGCTTGTCTTGCTTCCTACCATTACAGCTGCGACACATGGACTGTAGGTTGTCGATGCTGTGGTCTGGTATGCCACCGGTAACCGATGGTGAATGGATGTGGTCTATTGTCCAGTCGCTACCTTCTAACTCTTTGTGACAGGTGACACATCGTGGGTCGAGTATCTTCTTGGCCATAGCCCTTGCATCACGCCATTCTTTGGAGTCGTGCCAGTCACTCATTGGTTGTCCTTGGTGGTAGTTCGTCTAGGCGGTGGTTGGTGCATGATTCACAGCCACACCATGGGTCTGGTGCTGAGCAGTGTTGGTTGGCTGCACAGGCGTCATCACATTCGCTTGAGCAGGCGTCTATGGGTTCCAGGTCACGTGTGCATGAGTAGCATGGGCAGTCGTAGTCGCTTAGGTATAGGTCGCTGTCTGACCGGCTGGTTGCTATGAAACCAATGAATAGTCCTAGTGCTGTCAGTAACCCGATGGCACTGATTACTAGAAGTGTGATGGCGATTATGATTTCCATGCGTGGATGCCTGCTCTCAGGGTTTTTAGGCTAATGTCTGTTAGTCCTTTGTGGGTGTGGATGGTGTAGAAGTTTGGTAGTCCGGCTTCGATGATGACGCCTTGTTCTGTGAGTAGGTCTAGCATTCGTTGGAATTCGTCTTCGATTGCTTGTTCTATTTGTTCTTCGTGGATCATTTGTTTGCCCAATCTATGACTTTGGTTAGGATGACGTGCCAGGAGTCTTTGTTGTCGAGTCCTTTGTCGATGATGTCTACGACTTCACGTTTGGCGATGATGACGCCCTTCTTCTGTGAGATGTCTGCTACTTGTTGGATAGCGTTGACTAATTCGTCTAGCTGGTGTTCTTCTTTTGTCATTAGATCTTCCTTCCGATTAGATTAATTGTGGTTCTTAGCGACATACAGTGAACACATTTGCGTCTTGGCTGGCATTTGTGATTGTCGAGTTCTTCCTTTAGTGATTTCATTAACTCTAAAATTGCTGGAGTTTTACCGTTTTTGATTCCTAAATCATAGGCAGCCAAGATTCTTTTATTTAGATTTTTGGTTTTAGCGATAGTAATCATTTGTTCTTCCTTTGTATTGTTTGTGTTTCAAATGTGGGTATTTCTAGGAATAGTTCTTTCTCGGAGTAGATAGTGCTTTTGGCTACGATCTTGGCTTCGAGTAATGCACTTGGCGGCACTAAAAGGTAGTGTGTCCAGTCTTTGTTCATGGTTACGTGGATGTGGTATGGGCTGTGCCATTTCATTTTGCGAGCTGAGATGTGCAGTGTCCGGTATTTGAACAGACCGGTATCCCAGTTGTTTTTGACTTCAACTTCGACTGTCCAGGTTCTTCCGTTGCGGCCACTGGTGGCGATTAGGTCGGGTCCATAGGTGTCTGGGTTGACGTGAACGTTTAGCCATCCGTTGCGGTGGAATTCGTCGATGATGATGTGTTTGGCTAGGTCGTGTATTGCGTAGCGGTCTTGGTCGAAGTCTGGGTGGTTGTTCATCGGTTTGCTCTCCTTTGTATCCAAAACTCTGTGCCACACATTCCGTTGTATGTTGGGTATCGGTTGTAGTGGCAGTTGATGTTGTATAGGGTGTTGTTTCCCCAGTCACGCCCACAGTATTCGCAAATGGTAATGGTGTTGTCGAATGGGTCTATGGTTTGTCCAATGTCGAAAGCAAATTGCAGCTGTGTCATACGATTGCCCTTTTGATTTGTCCGTTTGGTTCCCAGTAGGTCATGGTGTTGGTTTTGTTGTAGATCAGGTCGTCTACTTGACGTGCGTTGAGTCCGGTCATGTTTTTGATGAGCGCCCAAATGACGTCACGTTCACGTTTGTAAACGAACCAGGCGTCACTGTATAGGTTTTCTTTGCGTAGCTTGCTTTGGTAGGTGAGCCATTTCAAACATTCTTCGTTGATGGTGCGAATGCTTTCTTTGCTTTGTGGTTTGATGCTCACTTGTTATCACCCTTGATAAGAGCGATAAGGTTTGCTTTCCTAGCATTGAAGTCTCTACTGCGACCAAACGCTTTAGTAAATGCTTCATCTTCTAGCAGTTTGATAATGCGTTCACGCTCAGCCAATGTTGCAGCTTCTCTAACTTCACGACTTGACTTCATCGGGTTTCCTTTAGTGTGCGTTGTAGTTCGTTTAGTTCGATGATGGCTACTGCAAATGCTTGTTTGACTAGGTCGCTTGCTGTGTGTTTCATGCGATCGTGCAACATTGCTTTGTGTGCTTCGATAGCGTAGTGTGTCCGTTTGCGTTCTTGTTCGATTCCGTGTTCTCGTGCGATTAGGTTGGT